TGATCTACTGCAACATAGAACACACCAGGGTAGGTATAGCTGCGATCATTGTTGACCAGAGCCTGATTACGCATGAAGCTGCGACTCATGGTGCCTCGGGTATTTACACAATACAGTGTAGTATCTTTCTGATACACAGCCACACCGCTGCCACGATATGCACCGTTGGCATAGTGGTACACAGAACGACCTCTGGCAAAGGCTGCCTTGTAGGCATCGCCACGTCCTGAGCTGGGCAGTATTAGCTCATTCTCTGATACCGAGTATTGTTTACGCACAAATCTGTACAACACTGTAGTGATCCAACGACTGCGTCTAAACCAACCACGGCGTACTCGGGTAACAATGGTTCTGTAGGGTTCGTTGACCCAATAGGATTCACCAGTACCACGCCACTTGGCCCATTGATTACGATCTGGCAAGGCTACATCAAAAGCCAGTCTGGGCATGCTGTCAAATTTGAACTTCATGGCACCCTGCACATACTGAGAAATGTCTTCATCGTCAAAGTAAGCATAGTGCTTGGTATTAGGCAGCAGACCCGTGGCCACCATTAAGATGGTGTTGGCGCGACAGAATGGATATACTGTCTCGCTCTGTGTCTGGCCCACCAGCTCTCTGGTGGTGACATCACTGACCTGTACACGAATTGGGCGTCGTTCGCCCGTGGCACGCAAACGAGCTATGGCAGCATTGACATCGGCCTGAGTAAACGATGTGTCTCGGCTACCCACAGTCTGATCAATCACAGTAGTGGACTGCCAGATGTCACTGTCAGGTGTAAGCTGTAGTTTACCAATGAAGTTGGCCTGCAGGAACGGAGCCACGCTGATTGACGTTGTGGCCATGGTCTGCTGCAGGATCATGCTGGTGGTGTAGTTCAGAGTAACTGTCTCACCAGTAATTCTGTAGTTGTCCAACACACGTGCTGCAATCACTGGATCCTGTTCTAGTCCACTGACAACTGCGCCACTGAAGTTCAGCTTCTCAGCTAGCTCAATGGTGCGAATTTCTACTGCAGGATTCAGAGTCTTGCTTACCTGTTCGTTGCTGAAGTTACTGTCGCTGTCCAATTCGCAGCCGCTGTTGTCCACAAAGTTGTCAACAAAGAAGCCGGTCTTGTAGCGTTCCAGAGTAGGATCAGCATTGTCACGAATCTGCAGATTCTTGGTATTGACTTCCAGCAGATTCAGCGAACTAATTTCCTCCAGCGACGCGATACGCTTGTCCAGGCCTGCAATGTCCTGCATGGTGTAGCGACGATATTCGCGGCGTGTCTGAGTAACATAGGGTGTCTGGTTGCCGCGTGTATAGGGTTCCAGTGTCAGGGAATACATCAGCAGACTGTTGGTATCCTTGGCAACCTCAGGATCGCGTGGAGATGTGCTGGGCGCCGATGCTATGTTGTAGAAGCGAGCGCGTCCATCCAGCAGTATGGCTTCTTTGCGACCCAGATAATAACTCAAATCAGCCTGGAAGTTGGTGTCGATGCGCGGAGGCTTGTTGCCAATCAGCTGATTGGTGATGTCGTCTACTCGGGCACGGAAGTCCAGATAATCATTCAGACTCTTACCATCATAGTCGGGAATATCTTCATAGGGAACCTGCAGAGGATTGTAGCTGGCCGATGAGAAGAAGTCGCCCAGCCCATGTTCAAAATAATCATACCAGACCTTGATGCTGCCTATGGGCACACTCTGTCCAATATTGAGTCTCAGAGAACCCAGATCGTAGAGGTTGTTGCGCTGACCGTTGTCTACTGTGTACTTGGCAGTAACATCCAGAGCCGTGGCCTGCACCCCGGCTGTCCAGGAGCTGACGAAACTTGTGGCCATCATGACCTTGTTTACACGGTAAATGTCAGAATTGCTTAACACTATGGTGCTGCGTGCTGCCTCGGAACTGCTAAGGAAGGTATCAGTGGCATCAAACTGCAGTGTCTTGGATTTTACACCACCCAGCACTGATCCACTCACAGCAGAACGCAGTACAGGATAAATCACACGCACACGATCGCTGTTGAGCGCAGTATCCACGGTCAGCACATATTCCACTGGATTGCCGCCTGGTGATACAGAAGTCACGGTCTTGGGTGTGGCCAGATTGCCCACAGTATCTTCGGCAACCAGGAAGGCCGCAGGATTGGTGCTGGCCAGCTGTTCAGTGTTGATGGTGCCGGTTGCGCCTTCCAGAGTAATGGTAATGCCAGTGGATCCATTCACACCAGTAACCTGCTGTGTCTTGTAGATATAATAACTGTTGTCTGACAGACTGGCCAGAGCATCAGTAACTTTGAACAGCAGGCTATCACGATCAGTGTCATAGAATCCATTGGTGATCTTCAGCAATGGATAGTCGCCTTCGTCCACGGTCATGTCGCCATCCATGTTGACGCCAAAGGCCACGCTGTTGCTGCTGATATGTGTAATGAACAGACGCTGTTCATTGATCTTCACCAGATCATTTTCACGTAATTCCTGTGTAAACTTAGAGGTGCTGTCGCCTTCGATGCGTGCTGCGGTATGCACAGTAACTGTACCAGTGCCTCCTGCATAGGTCAGCAGCTGGTACTGACCAGACAGTCGCTTGGCATTGATGCCCAGTGCAAAATTGTCATAGATTTCGCTGGCAAAGCTGGCAGCAATGCCTGTATACCAGCTACCATAGGCTGCGGTGTTCAGCACACTGGTGGTGCTGTTGACTTTGCTGATGCTGGTGTAGGCAATTAGATTGCCTGAAACACTGAAGTCCACCAGCATGCGATTATCAGTTATGGCACGACGCACACGTGTGGTGCTGCTCTGATTGGCCTGATCCAGGTAGATAACCTGATTGTCCAGCGTCTCAGATTTAAATCTGGTGCTGTTGCCGGTGCCTACTCCAAATACTGTGCCCTGTGTTAGTCTGACATAGGCACCTGTGGTACCATCAGCTAACAGGGTTGGGCCAGTAATGGAACCTGTGTTGCCCAGCGTAGCAGCTGGCACGGGGTTGATGTTGGTGCCGCGCAGCAGCACAGTAATGCCTGACAATACTGTTGTACCCAAGTCCGTTGTTATGCCCGGGAGAAGGGCACTGCCTGCAATGGTCAGTCCAGCGTTACCTGGTCCCCATCCAATCACCACAAAGGAGCTTAGGTTACCTGCGGTTGACAGTCCGCCGGCAGCATTTTGATAGGTCCACTGCTGTGAGCGTGTACCTGCCTTGGATACCTCGCGATAATCGTAACCTGCGTCTGGGCATCCAGTATCTTCAATAAAATACGGCGCGCCGCCATAGGTGCCAGCCAAGTTGGTCCGAGCGGTTCCGCTGTAGGGTAATCCGTCAGTGGTGGCACAAAATGCAATGATGCTGCCGATGCTGAGCTGCGAACTAAAGCTACCCACGGTAAATCCCCCTGTGGCAGCCTTGGTTATATGATAGACGACTGTGGTGTTGGAAATCACAGCCTGCTGCGTTATGGTAAATCCACTCAGAGCCATGTTGATCAGCGATCCTGTTACCGAAGCAGCACGCAATACGCTGGTGTAGGCGGCCAAGGAGGGAGCATAGCTGACATGACATGCCCAACCTGTGCTGGTATAGCGGTTGATAATATTACCACCCACCAGTGACAAGGATGTGTTGCTGGCAATGCGTGAAACAACCCAGCTGCTCTGTGTATTGCTGCTGGAGTTAATGGTCAGAGTATCACCAACAATTAATTCATCACGGTAATCAGTACCATTGCCAAGCATGGTCATGTTGCTGCTGGCCCAGGCTATGGCAGTAAAACCAGTGCTGGCCTGATAATAGGCACCTATGCCTGAGAAGGATCTGCCGTAGCCTACATGAACTAAACTGGTGTTGCTGCTGTTGCCCCAGCTTAGCCAGAGTGCGTCACGATTGCCACCCAGACCAAATATACCCATGCTGGTAACAGCAGCCGTGGGATTCAAGAATGGTATGGGATTAGAACCAGTGCTGGTCAGCAGACTGCTGGGGTCATGTATAGTGCTAAGGTTAGGGATGATCATGTTGCCGCCGCTGACCTGTACAAAGCTGCTGCCGCCGCTGTCAGGACCAACATAGCGAATGCTGCCAGTGTGCTGATAGCTCTTGCTTAGCAGGGATCCTGCAGGATCCGGCACAATCATCATGTTGGCATCGCGTTCAAAGCTCTTGCCAGCATTCATTTTAATGTCATTGAAGCCAACCTTGTAGGCTCCAGAAGCATCGCCGTCTAACCAGATGATGCGACCAGTACCAACCTTGTTGCCATATCCTATGGGTACATTGGTGTCGCCTATGACGCGATCATAGAATTCAATCTCTGGACCAGCGCTGATGTCAGGCAGACCCAGAGTCTGCTGTGGATCAAAATAAGCATAGTTACCAATGTTGGTGGCAATTACTCGATTGTTTTCAGATTTGATGTCGCGCGACTTATCGATGCTCAGCACAGTGCTGTTCAGTTTGTCAACCTTGAAGCCCTGGATATAGGCACGGCCCACACCAAAGGCCAGCACCAGTTTACTGCTGCTGCCCTGTGTGGCTACACTGGTGCCGCTGTCATAGTAGCCCTGATTGTTCTGTGGTCGATTCACATAGCGCCAACGCACCGATCCGTCCAGCAGACTCTGCGTCTCATCATAGGTCTGAAATTCCGCGGGTTCAGTACCGGGTGCAGAAATACCGGCCTGCAGACATACAAAGTAACGACTGGCTGCAGAGCTTACGCTGATATAGTCGCCGACCTGATAGCTGGCCGTGGGTGCCCAGGCACCACGGAAGTTGTTGCGACTTTCACGAACGTCAAAGGTGAAATCTCTGACAACATAGTTACCGCTTTCGTCAAATGTTCGTTCTGCCAGAGCTTCTTCTAAGATGTTGTACTGTGATGCATTGACCAGCTGCTGTACTTCACCGGCCTCGATGCGAATCAGCTCAAAGAAGTTTTCTCGACTTTCTTCCAGCCCCAGTTTAATAAAGTCTGTGCTGATCTTGTAGCGGTCCGCACCTGGAGCAGCAATGTTGGTGGTGCCAGCTGCGTTGTCCAGCAGACTGTTGTCCTGTTCATAGGTAATGATTTCTTCGTCATAGACAATGCCGACCTTGCAGGTAATGGTGGCCAGGCTGGTGACATATTTTTCCACCACTACTGTGGTGCTGGGAACTGTGACAAAATAACCACCCAGATAGTATACGCCGGCCTGCTGTGCAGCTATGGCACTACGTCCCGTGACTCCTTCGCCGCCCTGCACCACCATGGTGTAGTTGACGTTGTCCTTGACATACAGTGTAGCATTAGCAGCAAAGGTTTTTTCATCATTGCCAAAGGCATCCTGATTGCCTCGAACATACAGGATGATCAGTGTTATGGGATCGCCAGTGGCCGTGGCAGGTACGGCTTTCAACACCGTGGCCTCGACTCCGGTTTCTCCAGTGCTGTTGGTGATGATCTGATCTTCTAGCCAGGTCAGATCTTCGCCCAGCAGATTGGTGCTGGCCAGCTTGACAAAACTTACCTTGTCATTGTAGTTGACCTGGCCAGGTATGACCATGCTGCCGTCTTTGAACACATGATTACCAAACTTGGTAACCTGGTTCTGCAGTATGGTCTGCAGCTGGTTAAGCTCACGTGTCTGAACCGCTACACCGGGCTTGAACAGCACCTTGTAGTACTGTTTGTCTTCGTCGAAGTCGTCGAAATACGGTGCCTGATTAAAATTCATTTTTTACCTTTGCGTCTTTAGAAATTAACGACGATATTTATTTTCTCGTTTTGGTTCAGATTTCGTGTAACTGGCGCACGATAATCCAGGTACAGCAGCTCGCCGCTGTAGTGTTGTAGTTCGGGTACTATGCTGGTTACGCTGCTGATGGCTTCACTGTAGCCTGTACCAGAAATTACGTCACCATTGTTGAATACCTTGAGGCGGCGTGTATTGGAACTATCTATACGACTCAGTTCCACAACGCTGACAATGCCAGTGTCTGATGCCACGGGCTGAATAAACTGCAGCACCGTAGTAGTGGCACTTTGGAATACTGCCAGTACTGATGCACCCGTGGTGTTGCTCAGTACAATGTCATTGGCTGGCGCAGTTGTGGCTGTGCTGGTCATGACCAGCGTGCGTGCAATTCTGGCAGTATCAGCCACACTTACAACTGTGGTGGTAAAGGCTGCCGACGATGTCTGATACACCACAGGATTTTTTACCAAAGCTATGGTGCGGAAATCCTGATTGACTGGAATGTCGCTGCCCTGATAGCTCTGAGCCGATCCCACAATCATGACATTGTGTGCATTGCATTCTGATACCAGGTTGCTGGCATGACCGCCGCCAGGCGCAATAATGGCTATGGCACTGGCAGCAACATTGACTGTAGTGGCACTGAACAGGATCTTGGCCCAGGTATAGCCTTCGCCAGGATTGGTAACTGTAACACCAGTGATAATACCAGCGCTGGTTACTGCCACGGCGGCTGCACTGGTGCCATCGCCATAGATGATCACAGTTGGATTGCTGCTGTAGTTACCACCATTGGTGACCAGCACAACATCTAATCCCAGACGGTTGCTTACCGAACTTACTGTGGCAGGAACTGGTATGTAGCTGGCAGTAACAAAATCTGCGTCAGCTGCGGTAATGGTGTACAGATACTTCCAGATATAACCATCGGCCGTGGTCTGTGGAGTAAAGCTGGTAGTGGTGGGTGCCACAGTGCTGACAACGCCAGTGCTGAACGCAGCATTGGCTCCGTTGTACAGACACTTGTACACTGAGCTGTTGCCAGTAACATAGACAATCATGTTGCTTTCGCTCAGGTTAAACTTACCCGTAGCGGTGCTCTGGGCTGGACTGATGTCGTGGCGATACATGTCATAGCGTGTACCGCTGATCCAGTTATGTCTGGCTGTGCAGAGACGCACATCACCAGCGTTGACACGCACAGCTGCCATGGCATCACGCCAGAGATTGTGTTCGTTGATGTAGTTGTCTATGGGTGTGGGCGGTGCAGTATCGCTGACTGATTGTCCGCTCTGCGCAACAAAATTCGCACTCAGCGTGTTGTCCCAGCTCTGTGGGCGTCCCAGCACCATGTAGATGCTGTCTATGGCAAATCTGGTGGCGAATCCGCTGGCAGCGGCTACGCGAAATTTGCTGGTTACTATGGCCATGTTGAATCCTTGATTTGTACTAGTTTATTTATCGGTTTAGCTGGTGCCTATCACAGTAATATTTAAAAAGTCTGTGGCTAACGATTGCCAGGTTTCTGTGGGTCCAGTTTCAACCGTAATGCTGATGCTGGTTTCTGTGCTGCTGTCCACAATAGCACTAAGTCTGCTGTAGGTGCCGGCTCGTTTAACATTGTAGGGCGTCCAGAGCCAGGTTACTGAGCTTACTGTGTCGCCCGATATAACACCGGTAACGCTGCTGATGCTGTTGCTGCTGTTCAGATATACTGATCCACGATATAGCTGACTCTGAGCCACGGCAATGTCTTTGTGATTTCTCTGAGTTTCGTCATCAAATTTAGCCACAAAAGTTCCTGCCGACGATACTGTTACCTGCAGTTGGTTCAGCACTTCGTCGGCGCTGTCTGCCAGGTCCTTGGTCCAGGTAACCATTAACAGTATACTGCTGCCCGCGCCGATGCTGACGCTGGTGCTCAACAACGTAGTGCTGGTGCCCAGGGTCAGGTTGGAACTATTGTGATACAGTTCTTTAATCTGTGTATAATCAATGTTGGGGTCCTGCACAATCAGACTTTCGTCATTGGTGATGCTGCCGCCCACTTTGTCAAAGGTGGCTCCACCTGGACGCCCCAGAGCTCGGGGTGGTGCAAATCCACGAGTTCTGCGGAAGCTAGTGGCTGTGGAACTGACTATGGGCGCGCGTATAGCCAGACTGCTGACAATCAGTGTGTTATCATTGACTATGCTGATTACACGCAGGAACTGTCCACCATTGGTCAGCAAATATCCAGTGCGTCGATCGCTAAAATCAAACTCAGTTACCTGTTCAAAGGTCTGTGTGGCGCTGCTGACGGTTACTGATGAGGCAACAAAGGCAGTGTCAGTTCCTGTCAAGGTGATTTCGCTGCTGTTGGCTGGAAATCTTGTTACCATGCTGTTGTTCAAGAAATTATATGTAATTATGCTGCCAGTCACCAGTATAGATGAATTGTTGAATATGCGCAGCACAGTAAAGCTGCTGACTTCATTCAAGGTCTCAACAATACCATCGCCATCGTTGTCTTCTAAATATCCTACGGTGATGGTGAGATCGTCTAATCTGGTGCCATAGGCCTCGCCCCGATCGTCGGTACCAGGCAATCCATCGGTAGTCCAACGAGTATTCAGCGAAGTATTAACTATGTTTTCGTTAAAACCCTGCAACAGGTATCCTGTCTGTCCATCGATGGTCACAGGCTTGGGTGCAGCAAAGGTTGCCTGTTTATCGGTTATGTTGGCGTAGATACCACCACCACTGACCTGCACATCAGTGTCGCTGTTCACAGCCACTACAGTAAATCTACGATCTGCCACCACTGATGTGGTGCTGATTGATTCAGCGATAGGCAGATTAAATCTGACGTTGTTGGCAGGATTACGCAGCGTCAGGCTGGTGTCGGTCAACACAGTGTCTATGGCAAAACTACGACGCGCGACGCTCAGGCCGCTGCCAAAACCCCAGAGACGATTGCTGGTGCTGCTCCAGGCCGCGGTTACCGACAACGTGGTCTGATTGGTAATGCTGGCTATGTTGCGTGTTTCAATAAACGATACACCTATGTTGTTCAGTGCTATGTTGTTCAGTGCATAGCTGGTTGTTCCTCCGATGCTCCAGCTGTTGATGCTGCTGAGATAGGGCATGGAGGTCACTGTGTCAACGGGTCTGAGTATCAGGAACTGATCTCCGCGAATTCTGCGTCGGCGTGGATCTTCGGCCACATAGTAAAGATCTGTGGTAAACGTTGTTCGGTTTTTATTGGTTGGCGATGTTATGCGCACCACGGATCCACTGCCCAGGACAAATCTGCTGTTGGCACGGGGTACATTGGTGTCATTAATACTCTGAACTGATATGTCGGTAAGCAGGTATTCACTGAGACGTTGCGATGCCGATGTCTGTGAGGTGAAACTTTTTTGCCAGATCAACCAGGTCACGGTAGACGAAAGTTCAGCAGTGATAACTTGCCAGAAACGATTAAAGGCCGATCCGCCGGCAGCGCCCCCATCGGCACTGCTGGCCAACACACCGGCGCGAATCCAGCCCAGAGTGCTGGGTGTCTGTCCTGCAGTAGGTGGTTGTATGTTGGGATCTTTGCTGTACCAGGCTTCCAGATCCTGACCAGACTGCACAGGAGCCAGATTATTATATCCAATGCTCAGACTGCTGCCGCCACGGCCTACATGGCCCTCTACTCGTAAGATATGTGTTCTGCCTTGAGTGGGTGTGGTCTGCAAGAATCTGCTGTGTGTGGCGGCACTGCTGCCATAGCTAAACAGCACACCCAGACTGGTGTCATAGTAATAGGTAAATGTAACCGGACTGGGCGGTCCGCCCCACCAGCCACTACCGCCACCACTCTGTGTGATGCTGGCCAGGTAATAGGTGTTGGACAACGACGATCCCAGCGTGGGGTTTGGATTAAGGTTGCTGGCCGTGGCATTAAAACCATCCTGAGGATAGCGGTATATCACACCATTGCCAGACCAGAAAAACTCAGTATTAGCTGTTGTGTGTCCAACACCATAGTCCACAATCAGATAGTTTTGAATTGCGGAATTTGGTGGACTTTGATCACCAGGAGTTGTAGACGTTGCGTTCCAGGCCTGCAGCAACAGCAAATTGTTGCTGGTAGTAGATGGTATTACTGCGCTCAGCGCAGCACTACTGCCAAATTTGCTGAACACTGCGGTCAGTGTAGATGAATCCTGCACGCCAGAAAGCAATGGACCAGTAGCGAATGATATAGTCACCATGGAACTCAGAGTGTCGTTGGATCCCAGAGTTCCTTCACTCCATTCCCAGACACTGTTAGAATAGATTTGTCCAGCGTCTAGTCTATAATCATAGTAATTTTGTCGTGCTGCATAATCCCCGAGACTACGATTTGAAAGTCTGCCGGTGCGCAGTATGAATGGACTGGCGCTGTTTTCTGGGAAACTCATTTCCCACTTTTGCGGTGTTCTGGGATTGCTGTATCGAAGATGTTGAATAACCGTGGCAGTGGGAGTGCTGAAATTATAGTTAACCACACCCGAGGTTACTGCAACATCAGTATAATATCCCTCCAGTGAGATAGCCGAGGTTATTCTTTGAACAGAATTGTATTGCATGTCCCGAGAAGGTATTCCGGCAATATTTTCAAGATTTCTGACATGATAGTAGAACGTAGTACTTTGCCGTGACATGTGGAAGGTAGTAATCAGAGAGGTTACTGCGACATGCCCAAAATGCACCAATACACTGCTCAGATTGCTTTCTTTAAATTCCAACTCATAGATGTATCTTGAACTGCCTGCAGCCACGGTGACCGTGCTGTGCCAATCGCCTTCAAATCTGATCAGATAACTGCGATTGGGCGCCGTGCCCAGCACACCATTGTAGGTTCGATTAACCTGAGCAGGGAAACTAGCAGTGGTATCATCTGAACCTCCTTCGCCCAGGTGGAATTGTTCCAGTAAGGGCACGGTCGCGCCACCCAAACGTATCAGTGGTGCAGTAATAGGGTTGCCCAGATCATCTATCCAGTTGCCAAAGGATACTATGCCATTGTTAGCCAGGTAAACTTCGGTCTGGGAACTTCCACCCAGCCAGATACTCCAGGGCAGGGTAAATCTGTAATACCCATTGGTGGCAGTTCCGCTGGTGGGCGTGGTAGACGCACCGCCTATGGCTGCACCACGTGTCACCATGCCAGTGGTCTGTCCTCCCGTAACACCCGCAGCAACATCTTGGTATGAATAACTTCCGGCAAGATACGCCAGCGTTCCAGTAGACGCACGACCATAGTCACCGTTGTAGTGTATGGTGAAGTACCGATTGGGCGCAGACCCCTGAGTGCCATAGTGCACTGAATGTAGGTTGTTACCGTGGCTGGGGAGTACACCAACATAGCGAACATTTTGAAAAGGTCTAAAAGAACTCTGTGTATTTGCATTGGATGCCACACTGGTGTCAGCAGCTATGAATCCTGAAGCATGAACATAGAGCTTGGTTGTGCTGGTGTCCAGAAACCGTATGGGGAACGGTGTGGGTATGTCGTAGCGTGTGCTGCGATCTGTGCCGAAAGAACCTGTGCTGATGCTTGAATAGTTGCTGGTGGTCAGACTAAATGACAGCGTTGTGCCAGATATAGTAGTCGGATTAAGCTGAGAAGTAATACTGCTCACAACATCATAGAATTCAGCTGTGGCTGGTACACTGCTTACCTGAGAAAATCTACCAAACAAGGGTTTGGTAACTGTGATGGTGCCTGTGGTCAGAGTATCAATTTCGCTGAGAAATGCTGAATTGATGCCTATTACACTGGTGCTGCCCGAGGTAAAGGTAATGTCACCAGAAATCCGAAAGTTGTCCAGGAACAGCAGAGGTTCAGGTTGACCGTCTTCGACTATGGGCCCTGTGGTTTCATTGCGTATACCCGAACTGGTGTTCAGGCCCGTTACCAGCAGATCTGATCTAAACTTGGTGTTGACGCCGCTGACGTAGATCAGATAATCTGGCGCCGTGGGAGTCTGCGCAGCTATGGTTAGTGTGCCAGTAATGGGCAGCTGACGTATGGTCAGCACCGCAGGATAAAACTCATAGATTAAATTTTGAGCTGCATCTCTGCCCGTGGTGCGCCACCAAATCTGTGCAACGCTGGGTATGACGTCCGAGGTAAATACTGTGTTTGTACCAGTAAAGGTAATGGAATCGCCGCCAACCTGCTGCACAGCATTGACAGTGCCGGCAATGCTGGTCACGGGTGCGCTGTATCGTATTAAATCTCTGTAGACCGAAGTCTGACCTGTGGTCACAGGTACATTGATGGTGCCTGTGATGCTGGTAAAATCAAAACTTTCCTGATACACGGTGGCGCCGTCAATGGCGCCCTGCAGAGCAAAGGTTACATTTTCACCACCGTATTTAAAACCAGCATCAAAAGTTATGGCACCAGCAGTTGTGGTGGCACTGGTACCGGTACGAAAGTCTGCAGTACGATCCCAGGTAAAACCAGGCTGCAGATAAAAACTCGTGGACGATGTAAATAATCGTACTTCAGACTCTATGGCTGTGGACTTTGAAAACTGTGTGGTAGAACTTACTGCCAGGCTGGTAGTATTGTCCAGCAGAATTTCACCGAAGATGTTGCGACCCGTGGGATGCAGCTGCTCTAGTATGGCATCCTGCCAGCGATCCAGATTGATGCGGGTACGCACAACATAGCTAAATTTTTGCCAGTAGATGCTGTCCTGCAACACCCGATCCGAGCTCAGCAGACTGGCGCCACCGCGCTGGCGACCCGGCAAAGTCTGCAGATTCTGAAGGTTGACGACTGTGATCTGACTGCTGGTGTTGGCTGCATGATCATAGTACACACCAGTTATGGTTTCTGAACTGTTGAAGGTGCCGGCCAGACTACGATTTTCCAGACGCAGATCCCAGGCGCCATAGCTGTTGATGGCTTCTTCGACTATGGCTGTGGCATTGCTGTTGGTACCAGTGATTTCCACACCGGCCAACAGTTTAGGATCGCCTGTGACTTTCTGTACTCTGAGTTTCTTTTCTACATACCATTCTGCATCCGAGGGAGCAAACAGCTGATCGCCAGGCAATTTAACTGTGATTTCATCGTTGAAGAACGCACGGAAGAAATAACGGAAACTTTCCTCGCTGCCCTTGCTGCGATAAAATTCGCGAAAGTTTTTAACCAATATAGTACGATCCAGCGCCGACACCTGAGGAAAGCTGGGTGCATAGATCGACATGAACTTGGTGGCCAGACTGCTGGCCGTGGTGTCGATGTCGGTGTTGAGCTGTATGTTCTGAATTATTTCCTGGGGATTGCCAGGCTGTTCTAGCCACTCAAAATATTTGGTGACGAACACCACAAACAATGGATAAAATTCCTGAACATAGTCAGGTATCTGCGCCGACAGCAGATCCGAAACTTTTTTATCTAGTGTCATGTATTAATTCCTATGGTATTGATGATAATACCATTGACCATTGCTGCCACAGAGTCTGTGGTAGAATCGTCTAGCAGCAAAATCTCATTATAGATGGGCCGCACGTCGTCGTCCTCTTCTTGTTGTTCGACTGATATTCTGACATTGTTGATGGTGCCAACATAGCCTAAAACCTGCATGGTGGTTATGTTCATCACACCTGTGGCATAGTTGATGTTGCCTATGCTATCATAGACTATGCTGCCATCATCCATGTTGATTAACTGCAGAGTTCCTGTGCCTGAGTAACTGGGTGGCATGGTATCAGGTAAGTCACGCAGTTCCACAGTATATATTACACCTTCTTTGGTGGTGACAAATCTGGTGCTGCGCAGAGTGCCTGGGACAATTCTTGTTGGATATCGTAGTGTGCCAGTAAAAATCTGATCGTTGATGTTGGGGGTAATGCGTTTCTGAATTCGTTTAACTATGTTCACACTCAGTATGCTGTCGTCTACATCCATGAGCTGTTCGTGCAGCTGGGATTCGTAAAATACTTTGTTGAACTGACGAAGATTGCTTTCAACAAAACTTGTAATCTTGTCGTTGATCAATGAACTAATCTGCTGACCGCTGCGGTTAGTGTTGGTGGTGCTGTAACGCACATTGAGATTGAAGTTCAGGTATGTATAGGTTGGATCAACAAATTCATGACGCATGGTCACCAGACTGTGCGGGCGCAGAATGTCGCGTATGATGCGAGTCTTTTCGTCTGTGGTCAGCACATAGCCTGTCTTGGGAGCAATACTGATGTACACAATACCATATTCAGGTGGATCGTTGCGCTCACCGCCCCAGACGTTGACGCTGCGTGCACCTGGCAGCTGACGTAGAATCAGATTGGCATAGTCTTGTTCAGTGACTGCGCGATTCTGTGCAGCATAGTTGGCCAGAGCATTGAATCGGATCTCTTCTATGGTTTCGCGATCGCCACCGCCCACGGGTTTGCTGATGGTGCTGATGCTGCGATCGCCGATGCTTTCGCCGGCTATGGTGGTGGTGGTCCAGTTCAGTGTTAGATTGCCGGCCACGTTGCCAGCAGATCCATCACTGGCAATGTAGGAAATTCTGATGACATCGCCAGCGCTGAGACTACGACCTATGACATCGTCACCAAAGTAGATCTGGTAAAAGCCTTCGCTGTTTTCTTCCAGGAAGTAGGCATTGGTAGTGGGCGTGATGTTGACAATGTTGTCCACCAGAGTAAATGTCTGACTGTAGCTGCTGGTGCCTACCAGCTGTACTGCAACCTGCACTGTACGTGTATCTACGTTCTGATTAGGTATGACAAATTTATTTGATGGTGTGGTTCCGCCTGCGCCCACAGTATAATAATATTCTAACTGTCGGCCCTGATAAAGTTTAAC